TGGACACCGGCTACGCCACCCAGGAGGCCTATGCCTTCGTGCGCGGTGTGCGCGATGCCCGGCTCATGCCGATCAAGGGCATTGCTGGAGGTGCGGCGCTGATCGGCACCCCCACGGCGGTGGACGCCACAGCCAATGGCAAGAAGCTGCGCCGGGGCATCAAGGTGTTCCCGGTGGCTGGCGGCATTGCCAAGCTGGAGTTCTACAACAACCTGAGGAAGAGCGCCGAGGTGGCCGAAGACGGCATCACGCCGATCTACCCGGCCGGATTCGTACACCTGCCCAAGGTCGATGCCGAATACTTGCAGCAACTCTGTGCCGAGCAGCTGATCACCCGGCGCGACCGCAACGGCTTTGCCCACCGCGAGTGGCAAAAGATGCGCGAGCGCAATGAGGCGCTGGACTGCTATGTCTACGCCCGGGCGGCGGCTGCGGCGGCAGGACTGGACCGGTTCGAAGACCGGCACTGGCAAGAACTCGAAAAACAACTCGGCTCCGACCCACCAGTCGTTGCCAAACAAATCACAACCCCCGAGGCCACCCGAGAACAGCAGTTCGACGGTGGCCTCGTTACTTCTGGCAGTGCCAAACCCAACCCGCGCCGGGTGGTGCGCAGCCGATGGATGACTTGAGTGAACAAATAAGCATGACCTACACACCAGAACACCTGCAGGCCCTGCGTGAAGCCCTGGCCAGCGGCGAGCACCGCGTGACCTACGAAGGCAAAAGCATCGAGTACCGCAGCGTGGCCGATCTGAAGGCTGCGATTGCAGAGGTCGAAGCCACCATGGCTCGTGAATCCGGCGCACCAAAATCGCGCCAGATCCGTGTCACCACGAGCAAGGCACTCTGATGGCCTGGCTCAAAAGTCTGCGTCGCCGCATGTTCGGTGGCACGCCGGTCTATGACGGCACCGGCGGCGGGCGGCGCGCCCTGGCCTGGATGCCCAGCAACCCAGGCGCCGTAGCAGCCCTGTCGCTGGCCCAAGACGAACTGCGCGCCAAGAGCCGTGACCTGGTGCGGCGCAACGCTTGGGCTGCCGCCGGCATCGAAGCCTTTGTGGCCAACGCGATCGGTACTGGCATCAAGCCGCAGAGCATGGTGCAAGACCAGGCTACGCGAGAAGCCATCCACAGCCTCTGGTGGGACTGGTGCGAGCAGGCCGATGCAGCAGGGCTGACCGACCTCTACGGCCTACAGGCACTGGCCACTCGCGCCATGCTCGAAGGCGGTGAAGCCCTGGTCCGGCTGCGTTACCGCCGCACAGAAGATGGTCTGCCGGTGGCGCTCCAGATCCAGGTGCTGGAAGCAGAGCACCTGCCAACAACCATGAACCGCGATCTACCCGGTGGCAACGTCATCCGCTCCGGCATTGAGTTCGACCGGCTGGGTCGCCGGGTGGCTTATCACCTGTATCGCTCGCACCCCAACGATGGACTGCTGGCACCGATGTCCAGCAATGCCGGCGGCGGTGGAATGGACACGGTGCGGGTCGATGCCAGTGAAGTGATTCACCTGTTCCGCCCGCTGCGTCCCGGCCAGATTCGGGGCGAGCCGTGGCTCACTCGGGCGCTCGTGAAGCTCAACGAGCTGGACCAGTACGACGATGCGGAGTTGGTTCGCAAGAAGACGGCCGCCATGTTTGCGGGCTTCATCACCCGCATGTCACCCGAAGACAACCTGATGGGCGAGTCGGCAGCGGACGCCAACGGTGTGGCGCTCGCGGGCATGGAGCCTGGCACGCTGCAGATCCTGGAGCCGGGCGAGGACATCAAGTTCTCAGCGCCTGCTGATGTTGGATCGTCTTACGCCGAATTCATGCGCCAGCAGTTCCGCGCGGTGGCCGCTGCCATGGGTATCACCTACGAGATGCTCACGGGTGACCTCACGCAAGTGAATTACTCCTCCATTCGTGCTGGCCTGCTGGAGTTTCGCCGCCGCTGTGAAGCCCTGCAGCACGGTGTGATCGTGCACCAACTGTGTCGCCCGATCTGGCGGGCCTGGATGGACCAGGCAGTGCTGGAAGGGGCACTGGACTTGCCTGGTTACCGAAAAGAGAAGCGGCAGTACCAAGCCGCCAAGTGGATTCCACAGGGCTGGAGCTGGGTCGATCCGCAAAAGGAATACAACGCCATGAAGCTCGCTATTCGTGCCGGCCTCATGAGCCGATCCGAGGCCATCTCCGGCAACGGCTACGACGCCGAAGACGTGGACCGTGAGATCGCAGCCGATAACGCCCGGGCCGATGCACTGGGCTTGGTCTTTGACTCCGATGCCCGGCATGACCAGGCGCTGGCTGCAGTGTCGACAGAGCCAAGCGATCCACAGACTGACGAATCACAGACTGCTGAGTCTGGCGGTGCGTCACCCAACAACCAGGACACACAACCATGACTTACCTTGCCTCCCGCCTGTTCGGGACGCCCCTGCTGATTCATCGACCCAAGCTGGACGTGATCCTGTCGGTGGTCGGCCAGCGCATCGGCATGACCGATGTTCCGACGATGCCGACCATGGACATGGCCGTGTACCAGCGGCCACCCGCAGCCACTGCTCCCGATGGGATTGCGGTGATACCGATCCACGGCTCGCTGGTCAAGCGCTCGCTGGGCATGGAAGCCGCCTCAGGCCTGACGTCCTACGGCGAGATCGCCGCGATGTTGGATGCTGCCTTGGCTGATCCCCATGTCAGCGGCATCTTGCTCGACATCGACTCCCCGGGCGGCGAAGCCTCGGGCAGTTTCGAGTTGGCCCGCCGTGTGCGCGAGGTGGCAGCCATGAAACCCGTCTGGGCGGTGGCCAACGATGCCGCGTATTCAGCGGCCTATGCGATTGCCGCCAGTGCCCAGCGCCTGTTCGTAACCGAAACCGGTGGGGTCGGCTCGATCGGCGTCATCGCCTTGCATGTCGACCAATCGGTCAAGGATGCCAAGGACGGCTATCGGTTCACCGCCATCACGGCGGGCGCCCACAAGAACGACTACTCGCCTCACGAGCCCTTATCGGATACCGCCAAGAGCGAGCTGCAAGGCGAAGTGGATCGGCTGTATTCCATCTTCACCGAGCACGTGGCTGCGATGCGAGACCTGGACGTTGATGCCGTGCGCGCCACCGAGGCTGGACTCTTCTTCGGCAGCAATGCTGTGGCCCAAGGACTGGCCGATGGACTCCAGACGTTGGAGGCCACCCTCAGCGAATTCCACTCGTATCTCAACGCCCGTAACCATCCGCCGTCTCAGGTGCGGGGCGTCATCCGTGCTGAGGCGGCACCCTTGAAGAAGGAAATGACCATGAATGAAGAAGAGAAAGTGATCGAGACCGCCGACACCATCAGCACCGACGAAGCTGCCGTGCTGGTCGCTGAAGCCCGTCGCGAAGTGACCCAGGCAGCCCAGGCCATCGCCGAGGTTTGCCTGCTGGCCGGTTGTCCCGACCGCGCGGCAGAGTTCATCGCGGCTGGCAAGACCGAGGCCGATGTCCGGCGCGTACTGATCGACGCCCGTGCGGCACGTTCCGAAGCCAATGACATCCGCTCGACCATCACCGTGGACGCCGGTACGCAAAACCTTGATCGCCCGGAGGCATCTCCCATCGTGGCCGCCGTCAAAAAGCTCACGGCCCATGCCTGACGCACCCCTTCCAGAAAGGACTGAACCATGACCCCCATCACCGAACAAAACAACCTCGGCGACCTGTTGAAGTACGAAGCCCCCAACCGCTATTCGCGGGACGTCGCCACCATCGCCGCTGGCCAGAACCTGCCCTTGGGCACGGTACTCGGCCGCAATGCCAGCGATGGCAAGCACTACGCCATCGACCCCGCCGCCACCGACGGCACTGAGGACGCCATCGGGGTGCTGGCCAACGCGATCGATGCCACCAATGCCGACCGCAGCGACGCCATCCTGATCGCCCGCCACGCCATCGTGGCCAAGACCGCGCTGGTCTGGCCGATTTCCCTCACCGGCGCCCAGCGCATGGCCTACGAGCAGCAGCTGGCCGAGCGCGGTGTGCTGGTGCGTGAATCCGCCTGACCTACGTCCTAAACCTGCCCGTCTTTCATCCCCGAACCCGCCTGGCCGTCTGGCTTGCGCGGGTTTCGTCATTTCTGGAGCCTCGAATGAACAACCCGTTTCTGAACCCTGGATTCTCGATGGCCAGCCTCACCGCCGCCATCAACCTCATCCCCAACCGCTATGGCCGCCTGGAGGCTTTGAACCTGTTCCCGGCCAAGCCGGTGCGCACCCGTCAGATCATCGTCGAGGAGTACGCCGGTAAGCTCAACCTGCTGCCCACCAAGCCGCCTGGCTCGCCCGGCACGGTCGGTGAACGTGGCAAACGCAAACTGCGCTCCTTCGTCATTCCGCACATCCCGCACGACGATGTGGTCCTGCCCGAAGAAGTCCAGGGCATCCGTGCCTTCGGCTCCGAGACCGAGATGGAGGCCATCTCCGGCGTGCTCGCTCGTCACCTGGAGACCATGCGCAACAAGCACGCCATCACGCTCGAGCATCTGCGTATGGGTGCATTGAAGGGTGAGATCCTGGACGCCGATGGCAGCGTCATCAGCAACCTGTTCACCGAATTCCAGATCACGCCGCAGTCGGTGAACTTTGATCTGGCCAATGCCAACAGCGAGGTCAAGGGCCACTGCTACGACTTGCTGACCAAGATCGAAGACGCCCTGCAGGGTGAATTCATGACCGGTGTGCATGTGCTTTGCTCACCAGAATTCTTCCGGGCACTGACCACCCACAAGGAGGTCAAGACCGCCTACACCAACTGGCAGCAGGGTGCGGTGCTGATCAACGACGTGCGTTCGGGCTTCACCTACGCCGGGGTCACCTTTGAGGAATATCGGGGCCAGGCCGCCTACCTGCAGGCCAATGGGGATCTGGGTACCCGCCGCTTCATTGCTGCGGGCGAAGCCCATGCCTTTCCGCTCGGCACGGTCGATACCTTTGGCACCTACTTTGCCCCGGCCGACTTCAACGAGACGGTCAACACGCTGGGCCAGTCGCTGTACGCCAAGCAGGCGCCGCGCCAGTTCGACCGTGGCACTGACCTGCACACGCAGAGCAATCCATTGCCGATGTGCCACCGCCCTGGCGTGCTGATCAAGCTGACCGCCTGATCCGATGCAAGTTGCATTTGAGCGGGCGGTCTTGCGCCTGTTCGCCCGGCTGGGGGTGCCCGGCACCTACCGGCTGGCCGATGGTCGCGAGATCGCGACGCGATTCATCGCCAAACAGGCCGATGTGGTCGAGTCCTTCGGCGACACCCGGCTGGTGGTGGCCGCCCACCGCTTCGATGTGATGGCTCGTGACGTGGCATCTCCCCGCGAGGGCGATCGTTTCACCGTTGCCGGCCAGACCTATCAGGTGGTGGGTGACCCCCTGGCTGATCGGGACCGCTTGATCTGGACGCTCACAGGAGCGCCGGTATGAGATTGCAAGCTGCCCTGTCTGGCGACTTGGACCAAATGCTCGCCGACGAAGTGCGCATAGCCGAGCAGGCGGTCACGCATTCCATCCGTGAAGCCACCGATGGTCTCAAAACCGAACTGCGCAGCCAGATCACCGGTGCAGGCCTCGGCCAGCGCCTGGCCAACACCTGGCGTGGCGAGGTTTATCCCAAAGGCAAACTGAGCATCAAGGCCGCAGGCCTGGTCTATAGCCGGGCGCCCGTCATCGTCGGCGCCCATGATCAGGGGGCCACCATCCGTTCCAAGGATGGATTCTGGCTGGCGATTCCGCTGCCGGCTGCCGGCAAAGGCCCACGCGGCAAACGCATGACCCCCGGTCTTTGGGAAAAGCTGCGCGGCCAGCGCCTGCGCTTCATCTACCGTCGAGGCAAACCGTCGCTGCTCGTCGCAGAAAACCAGCGCGCCCGTCAAGGCCAGCGCGGCGGTTTCTCGGCCGCTTCACAAAAGGCTCAGACCACTGGCCGAGGGCTGGTCACGGTACCGATGTTCCTGCTGGTGCCCCAAGTGACCCTGAAGAAGAAATTCGACATCGACCGCAGCGCGCGTCGCTGGATCAGCACGCTGGCCCAACGCATTGCCAACCGCTTCGATGAAGCCGACCGCAAAGGTGCAACGTCATGAGCCAAAGAGAAAACGCCATCGGTGCTTTGTTCTCCGTACTCGGCCAGTTGTCACTGGGCACGATGGTCAAACGCAACGCCGCCTTGCCCGAGCGCATCGCGGACCACGCCATGGCGATCCTGCGCGATGGCGAGATGGGCGAGCCCGAGGTATCGCTCTCGCCACTGACTTACCACTGGCAGCACCAGGTGGCCATCGAACTGTTTGTCGCCAACCCGGATGCCGCTGCGCGTGATTCACGCATGGACGGTCTGCTGGTCGAACTGGCGGCCCTGATCGAAGCCGACCGGACGCTCGCCGGTGTCGTCGAGTACGCCGAAATCGGTCAGCCGAAGTTCGATGAACTGGCCCCCGAAGGCACAAGCGGCATCAAGGCCTGCCTGCTGCCCGTGGTCCTGCACTACAGCAGTGCCGGGCCACTGAACTGAACCCACTTCCCAAGGAGAAAAACCTATGGCCCGTGCCTACGGCGCGAACGCCAGCCTCTTGGCCGCGTTCGAATCCACCTATGGCAGCACCCCGGTAGATGGCTACTGGCAGCTGCCCTTTGTCTCCACCTCACTCGGCTCCGAACAGGGCCTGATCGCCAATGACCTGATTGGCCTCGGGCGCGACCCGAGTGCGCCGATCCGCGACGTGATCAAGGTCGAAGGCGACATGGTCGTGCCGCTGGACGTGCGACACATCGGCCTGTGGCTCAAGGCCTTGCTGGGCGAGCCCACCTCGGTGGGCACGGGCGTGGTCACCCACACTTTTGCTTCCGGCAAACCGAGCCTGCCCAGCCTCACGCTGGAAACGGGTCTGCCGGACATCCCGGCCTGGTTCGTCGCTTCGGGTGTCATGGTCAACAGCTTGCAGGTCGGTTTCGCCCGATCCGGAGCCGCAAATGCCACGGTGGGCCTGGTGGCTCAAGGCGAAGTGCGGCGGATCGCCACGCTGGATGACACCCCGAGCACCCTGGAGCTGCAGCGCTTCAACCAGTTCCAGGGACAAATCCTGCGTGAAGGCCAGGCGCTGGGAAACGTGGTCTCGGCGCAGCTGACCTATGCCAACAACCTGGAGCGCATCGAGACCATCCGTTCCGACGGCAAGATCGACGGGGCTGATCCCACGGTGGCCAGCCTTACCGGCAACCTGGAAGTGCGCTTTGCCGACACCACGCTGATCGATGCGGCCACAAACAACACACCGCTGGAGTTGACCTTCGGCTACGCGATCGATGCCGATCATAGGCTGACCTTCATCGCGCACGAGGTCTATCTGCCCAAGCCCAAGCTCTCTATCTCCGGGCCCGGCGGCATCCAGGCCACCTTCGAATGGCAAGCCGCCAAGGCCACCAGCGTGGCGCGCATGTTCACCGTCGAGCTGGTGAACGACGTCTCTTCCTACTGATCACCTGACCGAGGTTTCTCATGATCAAACTCAATCTCCCGCGTGAACCGCACTGGATCACGCTGGCTGCTGGCGTGCGCCTGCAGGTGCGTCCGGCCACCACGGCACTCGTCATGGCCGCTCGCCATGCCGCCGCCAAAGTCGCAGGCACCGATACCGCGGCGGCCGGTGAGCGCACCGCCACGCTCATCACCGAACTGGCCAAGCTGGCTGTGCTGGCTTGGGAAGGTGTGGCCGACGACAAGGGCAAACCCGCTGCTGTTACGCCTGAGGGTGTGGCAGCGCTGATGGAGCACTGGCTCCTGGCCGATGCCTTCGAACGCGAATACCTCGCCGGCCTCTACGCCCTCGATTCAGAAAAAAACGTCTGAAGGCCCGCACCGCATGGCACTTCGGTGGCGGGCCGAGCTATTGCAGCGCCTGCCCCGAACCCTGTCCCGAGTGCCCGTACACCATGAACGCGCCCGAGAGCCTGGAAGGCTGGCAAGCCGCCAGTGCGATTGACCTCTGTGCCAGCCAGTTGCGCATGGCGCAGGGCCGCGTGGTGGGGCTCGATCTCAATGCCTGGATGCTNACCATGAACGCGCCCGAGAGCCTGGAAGGCTGGCAAGCCGCCAGTGCGATTGACCTCTGTGCCAGCCAGTTGCGCATGGCGCAGGGCCGCGTGGTGGGGCTGGATCTCAATGCCTGGATGCTGGCCTGCGAGTGCACGGGGCTGGACAAGGCCACAGCCATTGATCTGTTTCCAGCGGTCGAGGCGGGCCTGATGAACACCCTGGAAGAACGTGGCTGACCAGAATGGCGTCAGTTGGGAGCGAATACCTCTACCAAACACACATAGTGCGCAGATGCTTTGCTAGAAAAACTGCCGGAAGCCTTCAGTGCTCGGCGCACAATGAAATGGCCGGGGCTTCCATCAATTGGCACTTTTCCCCGGATAGCCTTCCCGTCTTTGACAAACATCTTGGGCGAGTTCGCTTCGCTGGCAATGAGCAGGAACGCACGGACTTCTGGTGACGATGCGCGCAAAAAGCTCTGTAGACGCCGCAAATCCTCGTTGATCAGATGCTTTGGCGCATCAGCGCGCTTGACCTCAAGAACATACCTGACGTGATCCGAAACATTCTGACTGCGATCAACTTGTCGCGCATCGAGATCACAGACCACCAGATCAGCGCGTGCCTGACGTGAAATCTCTTTGGGTAAGCAACCCGTGGGTACGAGATTTTTGTACATGCACTCTGGTTTGAGTACGAGGTCATCTGTTTTGCTTGCCTGCAAGAGGTTGCATGCTTCAGCGACCAGAGCTCCTTCCGGGAGAGGGTAATGTCGAAACAGCGCTCGCCGATGCCCGATCCAAAAAGCAAGGCCCTGGAGAGCCGTTTCCATCCATGCGATATGCGGCGGTGTCATGCCGTTGCGCCTGTGGGGTCAATACCCTTGGAACAGAAAATCCAGGGCTGCGGAGATTTGCGCCTGTTCACTGGAAAGCGAAGTCACCGGTTTCTTCAGGACTCGCTGAGGCACTGCGCCCATCTTGGGTGTCTCCATTAGTAACTCTTCGCCCCGGATGGTCAGCACCGGTGTGAGCCGAGTCGACAGTTTCACCTTCGGGAATGCATTAAGGCTGCGCAACGGAACCACCATGCGGGTGTCGAGGCCATCGAGCAGATCACTCTGCACATCCAGCAAGTAGGGCGTGGTCGAGGCATGACTGCCGGGATTGGCATACACATCAAAACGCGCCATCAGAAGCTTCTCCATTCGTCCAGTGGCAAGCCCTCGGCGTCAACGGTCGCGTTGTAGGCGGCGATGAAGTCGGCGTGATCTGCACGCCATTTGCGCTCTTGCTCGCGCCGCACGAGATCACGCAGGTAGTTGTCGCAGACCTGAGAAATGTTGATCTCAAGGTCCTTTGCAGCTTCCAGCACGTCGCTGCTCAGACTCAGATTGGTGGCCCGTTTGCCAGGCAGGCCTGTGCGTGCGCGGCGGGTAGTTTGTGTGGCTGGCATAGCATTCTCCATGCGCATTCAAATGTGCGCATATATTAACCCGCATTCCTGACTGAGTNTGGCCTGCGAGTGCACGGGGCTCGATCGCGCGACGGCAATCGATCTCTTTCCAGCAGTCGAGGCGGGCCTGATGAGCACATTGCAACAAGACACATAGACCCACGATTCACCCGATATCGGATTTCTTCTTCCCATGGCCGAACGCAACCTCTCCATACGCCTGTCCGTGGTCGACGGCGGCAAGGTCAAGGCCGAGCTGTCCGAGATTGGTGAAAAGGGGGAGCGCTCGCTCAAAAAAATCGAGGCGGCGGCCACGCCAGCCTCTGGTGGTCTGAAACTGTTGTCGTCTGCAGCCAACGATGCCAAGTTCCAATTGCAGGCCGCCACCGACCGGCTTGGCGTACTCGGATCGGTCCTGGGCAAACTCGGCCCTGCCGGTTTGATGGCGGGCGCCAGCATTGCCGCCTTGGGCGTGGGCATCACCGCCTTGGTCATGCCCGTGGCCCGTGTGGGCGATGAGTTCTTCAAGCTCTCGCAAAAGACCGGCGTCTCGGTTGAAGCGCTCACGGCGCTCGACTACGCCGCCAAGCTCTCGGACGTCAGCACAGAAGGACTGACCAAGGGGCTGCAGCGCCTGTCTGTCGCGTTGTTTGACAGTCGCTTCGAGGGCGCCGAAGGCAGCAAGGCCTTGCAGGCGCTGGGTGTGGCGGCCACCGACGCCCATGGGCAGATCCGGCCAACCGAGCAGGTCTTGCTGGATCTGGCCGAGAAATTCGCCGACATGCCCGACGGCGCAGACAAGGCGGCCTTGGCCATCAAGCTCTTTGGCCGCGAAGGGCTCAACCTGATCCCCTTCCTCAACCAGGGGCGAGAGGGCATCACCGCGCTGATGGAGGAAGCCCAGCGCTTGGGGCTGGTGATGTCCGAAGACGTGGCACGCGCCTCGGAAGTCTTCAACGACAACCTGACTCGCTTATCGGCCATCTTCGAAGGCGTGCAGCGCCAGATCGGCGCCGCCGTCATCCCAATCCTGGCCGACTTCACCGAACAGGTCATCCTGGCGCAGACCGAAACGGGCAGCTTCAGCAACGAGCTGCAGCGCATCACCTCCAACCGGGAGGCCACGCTCGCGTTCCTGGAGTCGGTGGCCTCGGGCCTGGCCTTCATCGCCGAATCGGCGGTGCTCTTGAAGCGTGTGATCGCCCAGCCTTTCGACAGCCTGTCGGTGGTGGGCAAGGACATCGAGACCTGGTTCAAGACTGAACTGCTGACCTTCTACAAGAACTATGGGTTCGATGCACAGGCGATTGATGCCGAAATCGCCAAGTTGCAAACGGCGCGCGACGACTATGTGCGCGCTGCCAACGACCGGCTCTTCAACATCAACCAGAACCCGGGCTATACCGACCGGGTTGCCAAGTTCTTTGACGAGCAGCGCCGCACAGTGCGCGTCATGGGCCAGCGGTTCGTGCTCGACACCGAAGCGCAGGCCCGCGAAGTTCAGGCCATCTACGACCGCTTCCTGCCGACCGTGCCCCGTGCGCCCCGGCCACCCGCCAATCTGGATCTGGGCGCCTTTGCCAGGCCGAGCGCTGCCGCCAAACCCGATGAGGGCGATGCCTTCCTCAACCAGCTGCGCACCCGGCTCTTGCGGACTCAGGAAGGCGAAGCGGCTGAGTTGCGTGCGCGTGCCTTGCAGATCGAGGCCAAGGGCTACCAGGGGGTGGCGGCGCAAGCCGAGCAGTACATCCAGGTGCTCGAAGCCATCGAGCGGCAGAAAGCCGCCAACCAGGCCTTCGACGCCTACGAAAAAGAAGAAGCGGCCGCCCGCAAGATCACCGAAGGGCTGATCGGCGGCAACCGTCAGCGCATCGAGGCCTTGCAGCTGCAGCGCGAGATGCTGGATCTGTCGGCGAGCGAGCGTGCCGTCCTGCAAGCCCGCAACGAACTCGAAAAGTCTGCGACTGCCGCGCGCAAGGAAGCCAGCCAGATCCAGGACGCCGATCTGCGTGCCCAGACCGTCGAGGCCATCAACGACGCCCTGGCGCGTCAGCTCCCCATTGTGGAGAACCTCATTCGGGCCAACGCCGAGTACCAGCGCAGCACCGAGTTCGGGGCCAAGGCGGCCTTGCGCACCTATATCGAGGATGCCACCAACGCCGCCAAGCAGGCCGAACGCGCCGTGACGGGCGCTTTCAAATCCATGGAGGATGCGCTCACCCAGTTTGTGATGACCGGCAAGCTGGACTTCAACAGCCTGGCCAATTCCATCATCAGCGACCTGATCCGCATCCAGATCCAGCGCGCCATCACCTTGCCGCTGGCGAACTTTGCGATGAGCCTGTTTGCGCCGGCGGCCAGTGCCGCGCTGCCTTTGGGCTCCGGTGACCTGATGGGCGTGAACGCCAATATCGCGCACAGCGGGGGCCTGCTCGGTAGCGATGGCCTGCCATCGCGTCAGGTCAGTGCCACCCTGTTTGCCGGTGCGCGCCGCTTCCACACCGGCGGCCTGGTGTCGGGCGAAGTACCCATCATCGCCCGACAGGGGGAGGCGGTGTTCACGCCGGGGCAATTGCGTGCCTTGGGTGGCGCCGTCGCCACCAAACCTCAAGTCCATGTGGAAGTGAACGTGATTAACCGTGCCAGTGGGGTGGAGACCCGCGTCGAGCAGCAACAGCAGACTTTTTTGACGCGCTTGTCGCTGCCCCAGGGCATGAGGAGGCGGTGGACGGATTGGTCGCTGCCAAAGCCACAGGCGTTCGCCTCGCCGGCCACCCACAACTTACCCTGGGTGTCCACCAGGTAGCTCGCAGCATGAAAGCCGCCCGACAGAAAGACCTCGCGGATCGGGGTGTCGAGCGTAAACGGCACGAGCGTGGGCGTAGAGACGGTGGTGCTGTGCCCGAGTCCCAGGCTGCCATAGCGGTTGTTGCCCCAGACATAGACGCGTCCAGCGTCATCCAGGCAAGCGAACATGCGATAGCCGTACCAGTCGTGGCCGGTGAAGACCCGCTTGACCACGGCGGCGGCCGGCAACTGGCCCACCCCATTGACGCGTCGAGGCACCGGATTGGCGGTGGCCGTGGGCGAGCCTCCGTCGCTGTTGGCCCCGGCGTGCCACAAGCCGCCACTGGCATCGATAAAGAAAGTCTCGTCCCACATGCAGGTGATGGACGTGATGCGAGGCGTGCCGGGTGGAAATGCCACCCGCGCGGGGAAGGTGCGACTGATGTCACCGGTGTTGCCGGTGCCCTGCTGGCCGGTGAGCGCCCGACCCCAGGCACGCACCGAGCCGTCGTTCATGAGCGCGGCCATGAAGAAATTGGAACTGTGGTGGTCGGCCGCCGCGCGGTCGGTGTTCATCAGCGCCGTGGCCACCGTGCCGTTGCGATCGGCCATGAAGCGGAATTCCACACCATCCACCCCATTGGCGCCATTCGTGTGGAGCACCATGCTGCCGATGCCACCCACCGACACCCCACCGGTGAGCAAGTGGCCTTTGAGGGTTGCATCCTGCTGGCCCAGCGCAAAGGGCTGTGGCTGGCCGTGGCGGATCACCCAGGCGCCGCCTTCCTTGAAGACCACATCCCCATCCCGATAGCCCAGGTAGGGCGAGTAGAGGCCGCGCCAGCGGTAGCCCAGCGCCGATATATCCAGGTTCACAGTTGCACCTCCAGGGCGTTTTGATGGAGGGCAAAGGTCACCCCTTCGGCCAGGGTCCAGGCCAGGAAGTCTTGCGCATTGAAGTTGGCATCCCGCCCCTCGGTCAGCAGCAACTCCGATCCGTCGCTGGAAAGCGCGAACCCATAGAAGCGAGGCAAAGCCGCGGTGTGGACCAGCTCGTAGCCGGATTCATCGACCTTGACCTTCAGCAGCATCCCGCGTGCGCCAATCAGGGAGTCAGGCAGCCCCACCGCGAGCAGCCGGGCGATGACCTGCTGCAACACGGCTTCAGCATCCACCAGGATCTGGTTGCCGCTGAACTGCACCTGGTTGAGCACGGCAGTGGTGTCCGCCACGCCTTGGTCGGCCGAGGCTTGGGCACGGTCGGCTTCGCTGGCGGCGAGTTCGGCCGAGGTGAGCGCGTCTTGCGCGGCGGCCTGGCTCTGGGCCAGCAGGCCGTCGGCGGCGAGGTTGATGCGGGCA